CGGTGTTGACCAGGTCCTGGATGACCTGCTTTTGCGCATCCGAAAACGAGACGCCGACGCGCCGCAACGCCGATAGACCCTTGATCGGGTCTTCGAGCGCCTTGCCGAGCTGCACGGCGGACGTCTTGACGGTGCCAAAGCCAACCGTGGCGAGATCCTGCGCCAGCCGCAGGGTCCGGTCGAAGGTCTCGCCCGAAACCGAGCGGAACGTCAGGAGCTGCGCGGCAGCGTCCCTGACCTCGGACGTCGAGGCGAGGGTCGCCGAGGCGATCGACTGCGCAAGGTCCTCGATCTGCCCGGCTGTCTTGCCACTCGCTCCGCCGGTCGCCCGCAGCACCTGACCAAGCACGAGCTGCTGCGTTTCAAACGCCTGAAACGCACCCAGCGCCTTGTAGGCGGCAAATCCGGTCGCCGCCATGCCCGCGCCGAACACGCCGAGCGCGATGCCCGTGCTTCCGGCGACCGAGGCAATCGACGAGATGCGTCCGGCAACGCCGCCAAGCGGCCCCTCGATGATCGACAGCGATGCGCCGACCGACCGCAGCGAATTCGAAATGTTCGTGTTGGCGGCAACGAACTTCTTTTCGATCGCTCTCGTCTGCTTGCTGGCGGTGCCGTTTGCCTTGGCAAGAGCCTTCTCAAACTTGGTCACCTGCGCCTCGAGCGAGACGATCAGCCGCTGCGTGTCGGTCGCCATCAGTCCTCAAACCCCTCGATGCCGAGCGCGGCCAGACGCCGCGTCGAAAGAGTTTCCTTGCGCGGGCCAGCGCCATTGATCCGCAGCCAGCCATCGCGCGCGGCCCAAAACTCCGCCAGCGTCATGCCGTCTATCGGTACGCCGAGGATGCCGACCCACTCATAGATTTCGCCCCAGCGCATTTTGCCGCGCGGCAGTTCCCGTGCACCGGGGCTCACCCTTCCCCCGGCTCCTCCTCCTCCTCCTCGTCATCGTCATCGCCGCCGCCATCATCGCCGAAACCGCCGAAAACGGACGCACGGATGATGACATCCGCCGTCAGCACACATGCGGCAAGGTTGTCCTCGACGCGCAGCTCGACGAGCTTGCGCGCGTCGCTCTTTGTCATGCCGCCGCCTTCAAGCCCGAGCCGGATCGTTTCCAGAACGTCGTCGACGCGCCAGGTGCTGCTTTGCAGCCGGCCAAGGATGTGCAGCGGCCCGGCGTCGCACTTTGCCTCGAGCGCCCGCAGAAGCGGGATCGTCAGCAAGAACGAATGCTCGCCGCCGGGCCACGTCAGATCGACGGGACGCATCAGGCCGCCGCCGTAATTGCTGGCGTGCCAGCAAACGTAAGTTCGATGTCGGCCGACACCTTTGTTCCCTTGTTGCGGGAGTTGTTGAGCGCGGACAGGTAACACAACCCGCTTTCGACCTCGGCGTCGCCGCTTGCGGCGGCGGTGTCCTTGAGCCGCACATTCAGCGGCTGGCCGGAGTAGAACCAGGTCTTGAGCTTGCCCTGACTGCCGCGCGACCACACGCCGGTCGCCGACGCGCTCACCTCGATGGAGCGCACGCTCTTCTCAAGCGAGAGCGGCAGGCTCTCATCATCGCAGTCGGCGGGGACTTCGGCCGTGTCCATGTTGGCCGTGCGGCTGATCGTCACGTCGATCATGCCACAAATCTTGGCGTAAACGCCCGGAGCTCCGTCCGGGTCAAACTCGACCTCGAGCACCATTTGCTCGAATTTTTCAGTGACAGTCGCGACCATGCAAGCCTCCATGGATGCGCCGGAATCCGGCTTGGAAAAATCAGTCCAGCTCTTCGACGAAGGCCGTCACCTGCACCACGCCATGAGTGGTTTGCGGGTCGCTGTCGTCGATGATCCGGGTAAGCACCACACGCACCTCGCCAACGGCGGCGCGCATCAGAACAAGCGGCGCCTTGTGCAGGCGGCGGCGCACAAGGTCCGTCAGCCGGCGGCACTCGACGCGGCCATAGGCAACGGACCAGATATCAATCTGCGTAGTAACGGAGATTCCGGAGATACACTCCGCGTCATCCTCCGGCGCGTCTTGCGCGCCGAAGGAGATATAGGCAGTGCGCGTCTCGCCCGCGTCGGTGATAAACGGATCGTCTGGAACCCGGTCATAGACGTCTGCGGCGATTGCCATGATCGCCGGATCGCTGACAAGACGGACGAGCAGCGCCTGCTGCAATTCATCCAGGGCGGTGTCATCGGTCATGCGTCACCGCGCCCCGAGTCCTTGGCCGCAGCCTCTTTCACGGCCTTGGTGATCGCCCGCGAAATCTTTGCCTGCATGCGCTTCTTGGTCGCGCGGTAGGCCGGGAAGAAAAACGGCTGCGCTTTCGCTCCGGGATGCTGCGATCCGGCGAATATACCGCCGGCCCCATGCGGAGCCGCGCCGAATTCCACCAGGTGCGCATAGCGCACTTTGGTGTTGCCGGCCGTCACGATAGCCTCGAACTCGCCAGCCTGACGCGCACCGCCTGGCTGGCTATAGGGTGGCGTCTGTCCACCCGGGCCGGTGACCTCGATCGACTTGCGCAGATCGCCATCGTCGGTAGGCGCCAGACTGTAGGCGAGTTCGGCCATGTCCTGCCCGGCATCGACCACGGCCTTTTGCACCGCCTTTTTCGCAGCGTCGGGAATGAGCCTTGTCAACTTGGCCTCGAGCTCCGCGAGACCAGTTACCTTTGTGCGCGCCATCAGTTTGGCACCCCGCTTTCAACAAGCATTTCGAGAAAGCCGCGGTCGTCCGTTAGCCTGGGCGGTTCCTTGACGTGCCAGACCGTTCCGTCGTGCATGTCGACCGCGCGCCAGTCGGCACGTATCTCTCGCGTCGCCGCGCTGCTGCGCACTTTCAGGATTGCCGCCCCGCGACCGGCGAGCCGCGAGGCAATGACCGTTTCGCCACCCTTGAGCAGCATGCGACCCGACCACACTTCGAGCTTTGGCACCCACACGTCGCTGCGCTTGTTGCCGCGCCCGTCGTCGCCGCGCCGCCGCTCCTCGAACCGCATCCGCCGATCAAGCCTGCCCGCCGCCATCATTTAGGCCGAGCGGCCGATAAGGCCGATCTTGTAGCTGGCGTTTGCGCCGGACCCATTGGTGATCCGCAGGATGTCGCCCGTATCAGCCGTGACGGTCCCGATACCGGCGGCGCCCGGCGAGACAAGCAGAAACACCGTCCCACCCGGCAGCGGCCCTACCGTTGGGCTCGTGCCCCCCAAGAAGCCAAGAAACGGATTGGAGCCCCCGCCGATCGTCAAGGACGTCGTGTTGCTCGCCGCGGCGATCACGACAACGCCAACCAGCTCAGCCATGTTCACGGTGTCGGCGAGGGCATCCGACAGCGCACCGGCAAGGTCGAGATCGTCGGAGGCTCCCGACGCCAGCGTGCGGTCATCCAGCCAGCAGATATCTGCCTGATTGGCGCCGGTGCCATTGGTCAGTGCAATACGCTTCTCGACACGCGGATCAAACCGCGGCCCCCCAAAATCATTGTCGCCGACCTGCGTGATCGCGAGCTGAGCGAGAACATCAACGGACAGTGACATGGCTGCTACTCCTCAAACGCCTACGAGGCGATAGGGCTGGATAAGCCGATCAACCGAGATCGGCGTGACGGAAGCGGTTGCCCCGGTAACGACCGCCTCACGGCTGGCGTACCAGGTAGCCACCAGGATCATTGCCGCGATGCGGATCGCCGCCGGCACCGCTTCACGGTCACCGAACCCGGCGACCATGGTCACAGTCACCGCGTCCGGCTGATCGTCAGCCGAAGGCCAGGACGCAGCGTCGTCGAGGATGGCGAGGCCGCTGCGCGCGTCATGCGTAAGGTGATAGTCAGACGCCGGGAATGTCTGCTCCGCGCCATCTGCGTCGATGTAGGAGATCGTCACCGACTGCACGTCCGGCAACGGCAACCGGATGCGACGGCAAGCGGGAAACCCGCTCCACTCCTGCACCCACGTTTGCGTCACCAGCGCACGCCCCAGGACACCGGCGCGCCCGTCGAGGTGATCCGTCGCCGCCGCGATCAGCGAGGAAATCAGATCATCCTCGTCGTCGTGATCGACGCGCACATGAGCCTTGACCTCTGCGAGAGACAGCAGCGGTTCGGCGGGCGCGACCGTGCGTCGGGGTTTCAGGGGGCACGGCATGGATCAGTCGCCCGACGTTTCGGTGTCGACGACACCCTTGCCG